TTGGCACAATAATCATCATGCATATCCAAGTTCTGCAAAGCAAGGATTATTGAGTGGACAGATTGACTTAACGTGGTATCATATAGTAGTATTAAAGAAACTTGGATTAGCAACTAAAGTTCGTATATTTTAAAAAATGGATTTTCTAAAAGAGATTGTAAAGGAGATTGGTGATGACTACACCCAACTCGCCAAAGACATCGACGGAACAGAAGAATACATCGACACCGGTTCATACATCTTTAATGGACTGGTTAGCGGTTCCATTTTTGGTGGTGTTTCTAGTAATAAGATTACTGCCATCGCTGGCGAGTCTAGTACTGGTAAAACTTATTTTTCCCTTGCTGTTGTCAAAAACTTTTTGGATAGTAATCCTGATGGGTATTGCCTCTATTTTGATACTGAAGCCGCAGTTAATAAACCATTACTTGAGTCTCGTGGGATTGACCTGAGTAGGTTGGTTGTTGTTAATGTTGTTACAATTGAAGAGTTTAGAACCAAGGCACTTAGAGCAGTTGATATATATCTTAAGACCCCAATAGAAGAACGCAAGCCATGTATGTTTGTGTTAGATTCTTTGGGTATGCTATCTACTGAAAAGGAAATCAGAGATGCATTAGATGATAAGCAAGTAAGAGATATGACCAAATCTCAACTTGTTAAGGGAGCATTTAGAATGCTAACTTTAAAACTTGGTCAAGCAAACATTCCACTTTTAGTTACAAATCATACCTATGACGTCATTGGTTCTTATGTCCCTACGAAAGAAATGGGAGGAGGTTCTGGACTCAAGTACGCAGCGAGTACAATCATTTATCTTGGAAAGAAGAAAGAAAAAGATGGTAAAGAAGTCATTGGAAACATTATCAAAGCAAAGACACATAAATCACGTTTAAGTAAAGAGAATAAAACTGTAGAAATTCGTCTTTATTATGATGAGAGGGGTCTTGATAAGTATTATGGTCTTCTTGAATTAGGAGAGATAGGAGGACTGTGGAAGAATGTTGCTGGTAGATATGAGATTAATGGTAAGAAGATATATGCTAAACAAATACTTGCTAATCCAGAAGAATACTTTGATGCACAGGTAATGCAAGCTCTTGATGAGATTGCAAAGAAGGAGTTTAGTTATGGCAACTAGTCAAGTATTTCCTCTATTTCCTACTGCTGTAGGAGTTTATAATTTTGGAAAGGATTATCATGAGGTGAATAAATCTTTAGTTAAAGATGTGTTTACTGAACAAGAGAAAGATCCTGAAGGACATACACGCAGTAATATGGGTGGGTGGCATGGTAGGATGAAGATGGAAGAAAGATATGATAGTTTTAAAACACTTAGATTGCAGATAGAAGATTGTGTAAATGATTATTGTAGGCAAACAGGTCATACAGATGGACTGGAGATAGAAAATCTATGGGCTAATATTAATAAGAAAGGTGATATGAATATGGGACATCATCATGGGATGTCTGCTTGTACTGGTGTTTATTATCCTATCAATGAGATAGTAGACGGAAAAGAAATATATGAGTATAGTGATAGTGTTATGCTCTTACCTGGAAGTTGGGATGGAAAAAATGGTGGGACATTATGTTTACAAGACCCTGCTTATGGACAGAATATTCAATTAAAATTTAAACGATATGATAATCCAAGCCCATATACTTTGGAATTTTTCCATTTTTATCCAGTGGCTGGAGTATTAATTGTAATGCCCTCTTATCTTATTCATCATGTGACTCCTTTTAAGGAGGACAAGACAAGGATAAGCATATCTTTTGTATGTAAATATGGAACAGATTGAGTTTCTTATATTAAAGAACCTTCTTCATAATGAAAAGTATCTTAGAAAAACTATTCCTTTTATAAAGGGTGAGTATTTTCAGGACTCTAATCAAAAGATGGTATTCGAAGAGATTTCTTCTTTTGTGGATCAGTATAATGAACTTCCTACAAAGGAAATTCTTACTATTGAGGTAGAAAAGAGGAATGATATTAATGAGGATTCATTCAAAGAAGTCACTCATTTAATTGGGTGCTTAGATGATAGTCCTGTAGAGTTTGAGTGGTTATGTGATACCACAGAGAAATGGTGTAGAGACAGAGCTATATACCTTGCGTTGCTCGATTCCATTGCTATTGCTGATGGCAAGGATGAGAAGAAGAATCCTGAAGCTATTCCTTCCATCCTGTCTGATGCATTAGCAGTTTCTTTTGATAATAATGTAGGACACGATTATCTTCAAGATTATGAAGAGAGATTCAACTTCTATCACCAAAAAGAAAGTAGAATTCAATTCGACCTTGAATACTTTAACAAAATTACGAAAGGAGGTTTACCAAATAAAACACTCAATATTGCGCTTGCAGGTACTGGTGTTGGTAAATCTTTGTTTATGTGTCATATGGCTGCTGCTTCGATGATGGAAGGACATAATGTTCTTTACATTACTTTGGAGATGGCAGAAGAGAAGATTGCAGAAAGAATAGATGCTAATTTATTAAATGTAGGTATTCAGGATATAACAGATTTACCTAGACCTATGTTTGATAGTAAGGTTGATAGTATTGCTAAGAAGACACAAGGAAGTTTAATTATAAAAGAATACCCTACTGCATCTGCTCATTCAGGACATTTTAAATCATTGTTAAATGAGTTAGCATTGAAAAAATCATTTAAACCTGATATAATATTTGTAGATTATCTTAATATATGTGCCTCTTCTAGGTACAAGGCAGGTAGTAATGTCAATTCTTACTCGTATATCAAAGCAATTGCTGAAGAACTTAGGGGATTGGCGGTTGAATCGAATCTCCCCATCGTATCGGCTACCCAGACTACTCGTTCTGGCTTCGGTAGCAGTGATGTTGAGCTTACAGACACAAGTGAGTCCTTTGGTCTTCCTGCTACTGCTGACCTTATGTTTGCCCTTATCTCCACCGAAGAACTCGAAGGATTGAATCAGATATTAGTGAAGCAATTAAAGAACAGATATAATGATCCCACTATGAATAAGAGATTTGTGGTTGGTATTGATAGAGCAAAGATGAGATTGTATGATTGTGAGCAGTCTGCACAACAAGAACTGGTTGACAACAAACAGGATGAGGAATATAATGATGAAGAGAAGAAACCTAAAAAAGATTTTGCGGGGTTTAAGTTTTGACTTTAAGAACACATACAATTAAAAAGAAAAACGAGCAGCATAACCAAGAGTGGAGTTGGGAAGAAACTCCAGAGGTTTTAGCAGCATTAGTAGAACAACTACACAAATCATCAGAAGAGGTTAAGAATGTCTAAGCAAGTTGATACTCAAAAATATACTGAGTTTGTTAATGAAGTAACATCTAATGAATCAAAGGATTATATTTCATTTAATTCAAGATGTTTTGAGATACAAACAGGAGATGATGGAATACCTATTCATCGTCTTTTAACTGCTGCTTGTGGTATCTGTGCTGAAGGTGGTGAGTTTACTGAGGTTGTAAAGAAGATTGTATTCCAAGGCAAACCAGTTAATGAAGAGAATATCTTTCATATGAAGAGAGAACTTGGAGATATTATGTGGTATGTTGCTCAAGCATGTATGGCATTAGATACTTCCATCATTCTGAAAACAGACAGGAAGGAGATTTATAAATATATACAGATAAACTAACGTGTTAGTGCAATGTCAGATATGAGTCACTTGATCAGAGCGTATGCTGCTGTTCATAATACTGAAATTAAAGACAACTTAAGTAATTCTAGAGATGCTATCAGTGAGATGAACCTCACTCAACTTACTGATGCAGATTTATATGAAGTTGCAGAAGAAGTACTTGAAGAAGTCTTTACTAAGAATTCTGATATTGCTGATGCTAAAGAATTGATTGAGTCTGTTTTTAAGGCTGCTTCTGCTGGTGATGCATCACCTGTAAGAACTTCCAAGATTGAGAGACTTGGAGAAGCATTTGTTAAATCATTTGATAGAATTACAGAGAAGTCTATAAGAGTTGCTGTTGAGTCATATAGTGATTATCGTAGAGGAAAGGAAATCCTTGCAAGGATGAATGATAATCCTAATCATGATCGTTCAAAAGAAAGAATTCATAATGCTTTGGTAGCAGAAGATAGAAGAGTTGTTAAGACTGGTCTTCTTTCAATGATTGAGTCTGTTGGTTCTGCTGTTGATAAAACTTTAAGTGCTGTTGGTGATATTGCTAAGGTTGGAGCTAAAGCAGCAGTAGGTACAGCTAAAGGTGCTGCAGGTGCTGTTAAGATTGCTGGTAAAGTTGCAAAGGGAACTGCTAAAGCAGCAGGACGTATTGCAGGAACACCAGTAGGTGTAGCGAAAGCAGTTAAAAAAGGATTTCAATCAGGAACTCAATCTGAGTCTATTGGTTCTGCTATTGATAAAACTTTAAGTGCTGCTGGTGATGTAGCTAAGGTTGGCGCAAAAGCTGCAGTAGGAACTGCTAAAGGTGCAGCAGGTGCTGTTAAGGTTGCAAGTAAAGTTGCTAAAGGTGTGGGTAAAGCAGCAGGACGTGTTGCAGGAACACCAGTAGGTGTAGCTAAATCAATTAAAAAGGGTTTTAAGAGTGGATCAGATACAAATGAAGCATATACATTAACTAAAGCTGATAAGTCTGGTAATACAGTTGCATGGCAAAATAGAGATAAGAAGAACCCTAAAACTGGTGAAGCAATTTACAAGAAAGCAGATCATCTTAAGAAAGAAGAACTAGAAGCAACTGGTCTTTTCTCTGAGCATGAGATTAAAAAGATTTTTTGGAATGACTTTATAGAAGGTTATCAGAGAAATCCTGAGAAAGGTGAAGCAGAAGCAAAGAAAGCAGACAAGAGAAGTGCAAGACAAAAGAGAATGGATGATCCAGAAAAGGGAATCAACTCTCCTGCATTCCAACAGTTTATGCGTGATAGAGGATTGGCTTAAATAAATATCTTATAATGAATTGGTGAGTTAATGGCTGATGCTAGTATTGATAAAAGAGAACTTTCATCTCTTTATTGTATTTGGGCGGAGATGGATGGTCCTTTTGATCAAAGGATAATTCCAGATCCTC